GCGTGATCTGACTGAAGAAGCCTATAGGCAGGAAATACTGGCAGAGTTTCTGGAAGGGGAAGGCAGCGTGTTCAGAAACATACCCCCCTGCCTGACAGCCCCAGTGAATGCAGACCCTGCAGCCCACGTAGGCCACAGGATGGTGATGGGGGTAGACTGGGCACAGAAGAATGACTACACAGCCCTGTGTGTGCTCTGTAGCACCTGCAGAATAGAAGTGGCCCTGGACAGGTTTAATAAGATTGACTGGGCATTTCAACGGGCTAGATTAGACGCCTTAGCAAAACGCTGGGGGGTTAGCTTCATACAGGCTGAAGAAAACTCTATCGGATCACCAAATATTGAAGCATTGCAGCGTGAAGGGCTACCTGTGTACCCGTTCACTACCACTGCAGCCAGTAAGCCCCCGTTAATCCAGTCACTGGCTCTGTGCTTTGAAAGAACAGAATGCCAGTGGCTGGACAGCCCTGCAGCTACTGCAGAATTGTACGCCTTTGAATCGAAAGTCAGTGCTACCACACAGCGTGTGACCTATCAGGCACCAGAGCAGTTACATGATGACACTGTGATAGCGCGTGCCCTGGCATGGCGTGCCTGCACCAGTGTCAGGCAGTGGCAGGTATCAGGATGATGAAGCCCTACTACAGTGATGACCACGTAGTGATCTACCACGGTGACTGCAGGCAGATACTGGCAGACCTGCCACGTGCAGACTTAGTGCTGACAGACCCACCCTATGGCATCAGTTATGATGCTGCACAAAGTAAGCACCTGTGGAAAAGTAACTATGGGTTTACTGCTGAATGGGACAAAGAAGCATTTGACCCTGCACCAGTGCTGGCTCTGGATCTGCCCACCATCATGTGGGGTGGCAATAACTATGCATCACGCCTGCCAGATAAGGGTGGCTGGGTCTGCTGGATAAAGATTAATACTGCACTGGCTATGAATGCATCCACCTGCAGGCACGCTGACATGGAATTAGCATGGGCAAACTGCATAGGCAGGGGCAGGGTATTCCACCATGTGTGGACAGGCTGTTCTAGGACAGGGGAAGGGCAGACCCCCAGCCTGCATCCCACCCAGAAGCCTATAGCCCTGATGAAGTGGTGCATAGGGCTGGTCAAAGGTGTCAGATCAGTCATAGACCCATACATGGGGTCTGGCTCCACACTGCGTGCAGCAAAAGACCTGGGGCTGAAGGCCATAGGCATAGAACTGGAAGAAAAGTACTGTGAAATTGCAGCCAGAAGGATGGCCCAGCAGGTACTGCCACTGGAGCCAGTCAGCACAGCACCAGAGCAGATGACGATACCAGCATGAATGAAAAGCCTACAGGGTTAATCAGCAGATCTATGCAGGCACTGGCCAGCCTGAAGGATGCCATGCGTTTCCCTGGCTGGGGTGGGGGTGGAAATGCCACCATCAGCAGCCCTGTGTGGAATGTGCTGAATGACTGGCCACCATATGGCCACGGTAAGATTGACTATGCATCTGAAGTGGGTGGCCTTGGGGGTGCTTCACTGGTCATGGCTGCAGTGAACTGGTTAGGCCGTGTGCTACCTGAAGCACCCTTGCAGGTTGTCTACATAGATGATGATGGCCTTGAAACCCCACTACCCAGACACCCCCTTGCACGCCTGTGGCGTAAGCCTAATGACTACTATTCAGGCACCACGCTGTGTAAAGCATTTGGCTATAGCTGGATCATTTCCGGTAACCCATATGTCATCAAGATCAGGAATGGGGCAGGGCAGGTGATACAGCTATGGTATGTGCCACCCCAGATGATGACCCCTTTATGGCCAGCCAGTGGTGAAGAATTTATCAGTGGGTATGAGTACAAGGTGGATGGTACCACCCGGACATATGACCAGCCTGACGTGATCCATTTCAGGGATGGCATAGACCCCCTGAATACAAGGCTGGGTTTGTCACCCGTAGCATCAGTGCTCAGGGAAGTCTACACAGATCAGGAAATCGCAAACTACTCAGCACTGCTTATGAAGAATGGTGCAGTACCCCCGGTAGTCATCAGCCTGAAAGAGAATGTAAATGCTTTTGGGTTTGATGCCAATGAAGTCAGGGCTAAGTACCTGAAGCAGACTCAGGGTGATGAACGTGGCAAGGCGTGGGTATCCAATGCAGCCATCAGTGTGGAAAAGGTAGGCTTCAGCCCAAATGACTTGAACCTGGCCCAGCTACGTAGACTGCCGGAAGAAAGATTAAGTGCAGTCATGGGCATACCAGCCATAGTGCTGGGCTATGGGGCTGGGCTTGACAAAGCCACATACAGCAATGCCAGACAGCTTGTGGAATATGCCACGGAGTCATACCTGGTGCCCCTGTATCGGTACATGGAAGAAGAATTAACCACCCAGTTACTGCCAGACTTTGAGCAGGATTTAGACCACCATCACTGCAGGTTTGATCTGTCACAGGTCAGGGCACTGTCAGAAGATGTAGACGCCATGTACAACCGGCTGACGATAGCCTACAAAGGGGGATGGCTGAAAAGATCAGAAGTCAGGGAATTGGCAGGCTATGAATGGGAAGCAGATGATGAAGTGTATGCAGCCCCTGAAGCACCTGCAGACCCCTTTGGGGGTATGTTTGGAGCACCCCAGAATGGCGCTGGTAAGCCAGTGGTACCAGAGCCAGTGACAGAAGAAGCAGAGAAGGGGCAGAAGGGCACAGACCCTGCCACGGTAGGCAGTGACGCTGTACTGGATGCTGGTATCGCGTGGCTGCTGAAGATAGGTGAAGATGAAGCAGCATCAATGCTAAGGGCAAAGCCCAAGCAGCAGATCAGACATGAATGAAGGGATACACATGACAGTATGTATGAAGCAAATTATTTTGATTTTGAGACACAGCTAAACTGGTCTAAGCAGCAGCGCATGAACACAAACCTTGATGCCATCTTGCGTGAACGTATACCTGGCTATACAGGGCTGCACCTGTCACAAACTTCAGATGATAAGAAGGGCACAGACTACTGGGCCACAAGGCTGGATGTGCCAGCCCTGAGCATAGAACTAAAGGCCAGAAGCAGTGATGCACTGGAAGTCTGGGGGAAGGATGACCTGACCCTTGAAACGTGGTCAGTGCTGCCTACTGCAGATCACCCTGGCAAGGTGGGCTGGACACGTGATGCCACCAAAGAAACGGATTATGTAGTGTTTTACTGGGTGCCTACTCGAAGGTTTCACATAGTGCCATTTCCACCCCTGTGCCATGTCTACAGCCTGCACTGGTGGCAGTGGAGAAAAGAGTTTAAAACCAGACCCCAGAGCAGCGGGGGATGGGGGTCTGAATGCACCTACGTACCACGTGAACTGGTAGACCAGCACTGCAAGGAATGGGCATCAGGAATAGTAAAGCTGAAGGGTCACTGATATGCCCCCAGCACAGGTACCTGACAAGTACACGTGGGATGCACTCAGAAGGGTGTACATCAATGATGCCACTGGCAAGGTAGTCACACCCTGGCAGCAGCGTCAGATAGGGCTAAGGATAGTCAATAAGTCTGCAGCAGCCATGAAGCAGTTAGCAGAAGATTATGTGGAAGGTGCAGCCAGCTTTGAAGAATGGGCAGTAGGTATGCGTGAAGCAGTCAAGTCAGTGCATAGCGCCATGTCACAGTTTGCCTATGGTGGGAAGGCCCAGATGGGGGTAGCAGAAAGGGGCAGGCTGGGGGCTACCATTCGTGACCAGTACAAGTACCTTTCCCAGTTTGCCCTGGAAGTGGAAGCAGGCAGGGTAGAAGTGGGTGATGCCCTGATAGCCAGATCAGAAATGTATGGGAAGGCTGGCTGGGCTACCTATCAGGATCAGGTGGGGCACAGGGAAAAGCACGCGGGTATGGATGAAGAAAGATCATTTCTTGAACCTGATGCAGACCATTGTCAGGACTGCTTTGATGAAGCCAGCATAGGGTGGGCACCTATAGGGTCACTGGTACCGATAGGCAGCAGGCAGTGTGTGGCCAGATGCCAGTGCAGCATGGAGTACAGGCACAGCAGTGAAGCAGAAGATGCAGGTGCAGGTGAAGCAGAAGATGCTGGGGCTGAAGCAGCATGAAATGGCAAAGGCTTCCAGCCTGCTGTCATTCGTTGGAGAAGGGCAAGGGGCCAGAAGCCTGAGCCATGGATACCAACAAAACCACATAAGTGGAATTGAAAGGATCTATAACCTACTCCACAGGGCAGTGATAGTCAAAGGGGTCTGATATGCAATTAGAACGGAAGCAATACAGCGCCACAGTCAGCACGCCTGATGCAGATGCAGGGGTGGTAGAAGCCATAGTCAGTGTCTTTGGAAACATTGACCATGCCAATGAAGTGGTACTGCCGGGGGCCTTTAAGACTTCACTGCAGACCAGACTGCCCAAGGGTGTCTGGGCACACCAGTGGGATATGCCCATTGCCAAGACACTGGAAGCACGTGAAACAGACAAGGGGCTGTACATCAAGGGGCAGTTTAATCTGGACACCCAGCGTGGCAGAGAAGCCTATAGTGATATTAAGTTTGGCATCATTGATGAATTTTCAATCGGGTACAGGGTGAAGCTGGATCAGGTGAATGAAGAAACCAAGGCCAGAGAATTAGTAGACATTGAATTATATGAATGGTCACCAGTGCTTGTGGGCATGAATGACCAGACAGAGTTATTAACCATCAAGTCAGGTGTGCCTGCTACCCTGGCTGCAGAAGCTGCTGCAGTGCTTGCCTACTCGCAGAAGCTGTTAGTACGCACAGAGTCAGTAGTAAAGCTAAGGGCTAAAGATAACCGGACTATAGGAGCAGAAAGCAGAGACAACATCACTGCCTGCATTGATGTCACCCGGAAGCTGCAGTTAGTAGCTGATGGGCTTGAAGCTGCCCTGGCTCAGAAGAAGGTGGATCTGGGTGAAGCCCGGAAGCTGTACGCTGACTATCTTCACATGGTAACAGCAATGCATAGGAGATAAGCACATGAGTCTTAAAGGAAAGTCTGCACGTGAACTGGAGCAGATCAGGGCAGCTAAGGCTGCTGACCTGCAGAAGATATTTGATGACAACATGGTGGAGCAGGACGGGGAAAAGCACCCCAGCCTGACACCAGCCCAGCTTGAAGATGTCAGGGCAAAGAATGCAGAACTGAATGACATTGGCAAGGCACGTGATGAAGCCCTGGAAGTGGAGAAGATTCAGGGCAGCGTGAAGGCAGTGCAGGACAGCATTGCAGAGCCAGTGAACAGACCCAATTTCGGGGGCAGCAAAGCACAGGCACCCAAAGATGAAAGAAGCATAGGCCAGCAGTTTGTAGAATCGAAGCAGTACAAAGACTGGCTGCAGCACAAAGGCATGGAGTCACAAAGCTATGAAAGTGATGTCAGGCTGAAGGCAGTGCTGACCACCAGCACAGGCTGGCCACCACAGGCAGTCAGGACACCTTTGGTAGTGCCTTATGCGACAAGGCCCATTCAGGTGACTGACCTGATACCCACCATTCAGACAAACCAGAATGCCTTTGTCTACATGGAAGAAGCCACCTACACCAATGCAGCGGTAGAGACATTGGAAGGTGCAGCCAAGCCTGAAGCTACCCGTGCTTTGACACAGCGCACAGCCCCCATCAGGAAAGTGGCAGTGTGGATACCAGTGACTGATGAACAGCTTGAAGATGTACCTGGAATGCAGGAGTACATAGAGCAAAGGCTTGCATTCATGGTCAGACAAAGGCTGGACAGCCAGATACTGGTAGGCACAGGCATAGCGCCTAACCTGCTGGGGATACTTTCCACGGTAGGCATTCAGACTCAGGCGAAATCCACAGACCCCACACCTGATGCCATCTATAAGGCCATGACCAAGATCGAAGTGGTGGGGCAGGCTATGCCCAGCGCCGTGGTACTGCATCCAAATGACTGGCAGGAAATCAGGCT